GGCGGAAGTATTTGGCCCCGGCAATGATTTTGACGCCATGCTGGGCGGCACCAATCTGCTGGCGGTTGCCGGCAACGGCCAGCGGGTCATCACCAATCTGTTTGCGGCATTGCAGCCCATTCTGGAAGCCGGTGCCCGCCAGTGCGCGGATGCCAAAGCCACGCTGGCCGTGCAGCAGGCCCAGGCAGCGCGCGCCGCGCGCGGGGTGCAGGTATGAGCAGCTGGCGGCTGCCCACCCGGCTGGAGGTTGGCGGAAAAGCATATCCGATTCATTCGGATTACCGCGATATTCTGGATATTCTGCATCGGTTGAACGATGCCAGCGAGCCGGAATTCATCCGCTGGCGGGTGGCCCTGGCCCTATTTTATGAGGGCGATCTGCCGCGCAGCGACTATCCGGAGGCCATGCAGAAGCTGGCAGATTTTTTGAACTGCGGGCAAACGCTGCCCCGCTCCCCTGCCCCGCCGCTGTTGGACTGGGAACAGGACGCCCCGCTGATTGCCGCCGACATCAACAAAGCCGCCGGGTGCGAAGTGCGCGCCCTGCCTTATCTGCACTGGTGGACCTTTATGGCCTGGTTCAACAGCATTGGGGACGGCCAGCTGGCTACCCTGCTGCGGGTGCGCAGCAAGCTGCACCACGGCCAAAAATTGCAGCCGTGGGAACAGGACTACTACCGCAAAAACAAAGCCATAGTTGACCTGCGCCCCCGCCTGAATCCGGCAGAGATAGCGGAACGCCAGCGGCTGCAGCGCCTGTTGGCCAATTAAGTCCTCATAAGGAGGTAGATGCTTTTGCCAAAATCCTATGCAGGCAACCTTCAGGTTGCCCTGTCTACACAAACAACTACCCACACCGCGCAGCAGCCGCTGAACGGCCTGCGCACTGCCCTGAAAAAAATAAGCCGCAGTGTAAACGCTGCGTTCTCCGCCGTGCCGGTGGCAAAGTTTGAGCAGCAGACCGCCGCAGCAGCAGTCAGCGCCAACAAAGCCGCCAAAGCCCAGGCCAAACTTGCCAGTGGCACCACCAAAGCAGCCAAGGCCGCCAAACGCAGCGTTGCGGAATTTGATGAGCTGGACCGGCTGCAGGCTTCTCTTGCCGAAAGTGCCGGAGCTGCGGCGGCTTCCACCACCCGCAAAAGCAGCAGCGCTGCAACAATCAAAGCCGCAGATGCCGAACCGCCACAGTTAAGTCCGCCGGCTCTATTAAACCAGCAGCTGCAAAATTTTTGGGCTACATTACAGGCTGTGCTTGCCCCCGCCGCCGCGCTGTGGGATGCAGCCTGGCAGCAGATGAAAACCGCTGCCCTGACCGTTTGGCAGGATCTTTTGGGCGGCGTTCAGCTGACCTGGGCCGAGTACGGCCAGCCCATTGCCCAGAGTGCCGCCCTGGCGCTGGAAAACCTGCAAGGCATTTTTACCACCCTGTGGCAGAACGTTTTGCAGCCGATCCTTACCAACCTGATGCAGATTTTATCTACCCTCTGGTCCTCCCACCTCAAACCCCTGTGGGACGACATTCTTTTGCTGGTGGCAAGCGTTGCTAACTGCCTGCTGGACCTGTGGAACAACCTGCTGGCCCCGGTGGCCAAGTGGATCATCGCCACGTTCGGCCCCGCGTTTGCTGAGGTATTCAACGCCATTGCGGACGTTGTTGGCGTGGCCGTTGGGGCTATTGCGGATGCCATCGATCTGGCCGTTGTTGTGCTGCGCGGGCTGACGGACTTTTTAAGCGCCGTGTTCCGCGGCAACTGGGATGCTGCCTGGCAGGCCATCGGCAACACGGTCAGCACCGTCTGGGACAAGATGACAAACGCCATCAAAGCCGCCGTCAACGGCATCATCGGCTTCATCAATCGGATGATCTCCGCCGTTGTGACCGGCATCAATGCGGTCATCAATGCGCTGAACGGGTTGTCGTTCGACCTGCCGGACATATTCGGCGGCGGGCATGTTGGGTTTAATATCAGCACCCTGACCGCCCCGCAAATTCCCTACCTGGCACAAGGCGCGGTCATCCCGGCCAACCGGGAGTTTCTGGCCGTGCTGGGCGATCAGAGCCACGGCACCAACGTAGAAGCTCCGCTGGACACCATCAAGCAGGCTGTGGCCGAAGTCATGGAAGATTTGCAGGCAGGCCAGATGGCGGGCTTTGAAGCCGTGGTTTCCGTGCTGCGGGAGATCCTTTCCGCCGTGTGCGGCATTGAGCTGACCGACGAGGACGTAGGCCGCGCCGTACAGCGCTGGCAGCGCAAACAGCTGACTGCCACAGGAGGTGTGTAACGTGACCCTGACCAATCTGTTCCAGATCGATGGCAAATCCCTGTACGCACCGGACTGCGACATTGAACCGAGTTATTCCGACCTGGATTCCAGCGATTCCGGCCGCGACGAGGCCGGGTACATGCACCGCGAAGTGGTGCGGGAAAAGGTTTCCACCTGGCCCATCGCCTACAGCTGCCTGACTGACGACGAGTACAAGTACACCATCGGGCTGTTTGCAGGCAAGGCAACGTTTCAGTTCACCCATCCCAAAGCCGGTTCTTCCACCGAGACCGAAACCACTACCTGCTACTGCAGCAAATACGGCATCGCCTGGCACAACGCCAAGACGAAACAGTGGAAGAATTTGAAGTTTAACATTATCGAATGCTGATTGAGAGTTAGGAGGTAGGAAGTAGGAGTTGGGAGTTAAAACGGGCCTAAGGTCCAGCTCTGTAGGGAACGGTCTTGACCGTTCCGAAAACCCCGCCGTATATGCCACAACAGGATTTACCGCAAGGCGACGGGCGCACAATGTGCGCTCCTACGGGATTGCGGTCCAATTTTCAACCCGTGCGCGCACGCGCACACCTTCCAACTCCTAACTCCTCACTCCTACCTCCTAACTAAAACCAAAGGAGGTGCATATTTGCTCCAACCAATTCTCACTCTCCCAAGCGGCACCGAATTAAAGGGCGGCTCCCCCGGCAGCGCGGTCAAAAGCCTGACCCTGCACACTGCGGTGAACGCCGGGCAGGAGTTCACCATCGGCTCTGCGTTTTCGGACTACATCGAAGCCGAAATCTGGGCGGACCCGGGCGGCAGCCTGCAAATTACTGCCGGGGATGTCCTGACCTATTACCGGCAGGACGATGCCGGGAACCGCACCAAGGTGGGCGTTTTCTATGCTGAAAAGCCCACCCGCACCAAGCGCAACAGCTACAAGGTCACGGCCTACGACACCATGTCCAAGCTGGATGCGGACTTTTCCGGCTGGCTGCACGCCAATCAGGCACAGTTCCCCAAAACTATCTGGCAGCTGGTTCAGCTGGCCTGCCAGCGGGCGGGGGTTACTCTGGCCAGCAGCAGCCTACCCATCAATAGCAGCTACAGCGTGCAGGCGTTCTACGCAGATGACCTGACCTGCCGCCAGATCATCTCCTGGGCGGCGGAAGCGGCAGGCTGCTACGCCCACATGAACGCGGACGGCAAGCTGCAATTCTTGACCTACACAGACAAGCGCAGCACTGCTAAAATCACCCCGGACGGTGCCAACAACAGCACCGCCTATTATGCTGACAGCCTGAGCTACGAGGACTACACGGTCAAAGCCATTGAGAAAGTCCAGATCCGGCAGTCGGACAGTGACGTGGGGGTCATCTACCCCGACAGCACCACTGCCACCAACACCTATGCAGTGCAGGGCAACCTGCTGCTGACAACCGGCACCGAAGCCAACCTGAAAAGCGTTGTCCAGAACCTGTACAACGTGCTGAAAAACGTGACCTACACTCCCTGCAAAGTATCGGTGCCCAGCAGTTCCGGCCTTGCCTGCGGGCAGATCGTGTACGTTAAGGACGCACGCGGGCGGGAGTTCGACACCTACCTGATGAGCGCCACAATCTCCTCCGGCAAAGCCAGCTTTGAGAGCGTGGGCAGCGCCAGCCGGGAAAGTTCCAGCGCGGTGAACAGCCAGAGCTACAAGAACCTGACCGGCAAGATGCTGGAGATCAAGACCAGCGTGGACGGCCTGGAAGTAAAGGCCAGCGACCTGACCGGCAAGTACACCGACCTGAAAGCAACGGTGGATGGGCTTTCGGCGGAGGTGAAAAAAGATACCAAAATCACCGGCGGCGGCAACCTGATCCTGGGCAGTGAGAGCTTCAAGAATGCTGCTCTCCGAGGCAGTGGCACTGTTGAATACAATGATGATGGCAGTGCAACGGTAACAAATTCCAATAGCCTTAAAGGATTTGATTTTAACACTACTAGCACGCGCATTGTCAATGGTGTAACGCTGTGCATATCCGTTATGTACAAGCAAGTTTCGGGCAAGGACGCTTTTTATCTGGACATCAATTATTCGCACGCTAACGGCAGCAAATATTACACCAGCATAAAGCCTGCTGACCAAATCAAAATTGAGCAATCGGACGGTTGGGTGTTACGGTATGGCACATGGACGCCGAAGGACAACTATATTTTGACCGGCGTTAGCCTTGGTCTGCGGTCGGGTTCGGTTACAAACAAGTACATGGCATTGCACCCCATGCTGCAATACGGCAACGCGCCCACCGCGTGGAACGCCAGCTCCGGCGACTATCTGACCCAGGAAAGCGCAAAAAGCCTGTTTTCCCAGACCGCTGACGAGATCAAAACCGAAGTCACCAAGTCAGTGACTGAAACGGTAACGGCCAACGTGAAGGACACCGCTACCAGCGCTGCCAATGATGCGGTTGACATCAAATTGCAGGATTATGCCACCACCGCAACGGTGGAAAGCCTGAAAGAGGATGTTTCCAGCATCAGCCAAAAGGCGGACGGCATCAGCACCAAAGTCAGCAGCCTGGAAGAAACCACCACGACCATTTCCAACGATTTGGACAGCACAAAGCGGGAATTCAAAACCGTTAAAGAATCAGTATCCGCGATTGACCAGAAAGCCGACAGCATTACCCAGACGGTAACGCAGCGGATCACCGGCGGCAACAATATTATTGCGGGCACCGACGACTGGAACAATGCGACCCTGGATGCGGGCGGCAACGCAACCAGCAAAAAGGGCAGCTACACCATTGCTGGTGAATCTGTTCGCGTGACCAATAAGGCGCAGAACACCCGCTTCCACTTTGGTGCGGACAAAACGCTGGTGATTGCCAAGGGCATGACCTATTGCGCCAGCGTACTGTACAAACAAAATTCCGGCACGGACGGGTTATTTTTGCAGTTTGAAACCAAATCCACCAGCGGAACAAAAACCTACTATGGCAGTGCATTCAAAAACGCGAAGCAGGACATTGAACTGGACAACGGCTGGAAGCTGCGCTGGGCGGCGTTCACGGCGACCGCTGACGGTTACGCAGACGGTCTGTTTGTTAGTACCGCGAACGATAACGCCACCGTTACCAATAATCTGACCATCATGCACCCCATGGTGCAGATGGGCAACGCCCCCACTGCCTGGACGGCCAGCACCGGCGACTATCTGACCGCCAACGAAACCAAAACCGAGATCAAGCAGACGGTGAGCGAAATTAAGCTGACGGCCAGCACAAGCGGAACCAGCAGCACCATCAAGCTGACTGCGGGCGGAACAGAGATCACCAGCGCACAGATCAACCTATCCGGCGTGGTGACATTTTCGGATTTGAGTACCTGGAACCAGGACAAGACGATCATCAACGGCGGAAACATTACCACCGGCCAGATACACAATCTCAACTACACCACGGTGTACGACCTGGACAACGCCTGGATACGGATGGGCACCAGCGACGGGAACCGGGTGTACATCGACAAGAGCGGCATCCAGTGGTACGGGGGCACCGCCACCAGCAGCGGGATGTCGCAGGGGGTGATCCAGAACGGGCTGAAAACCACGACGGAGGGCGACACCACCATTTTCTGCGCGGACACCCGCTACCAGAAATACGGATGGTGGCACGACAGCAGCTTTCAGGGCATCACGATCGAGCAGGTGGACAACAGCGTGGGGTGCAGCGGAAAACTGGAGGTGAACCAGGGCATCCAGTGCCGTTCCCTGAGCGCGTGGGACGCCAAGAACCGCATTGTACGCACCGATTTTGGAAACCTGGCCATCAACGCGGTGGAAAGCCCGGAGCCGATGTTCTGCGATGCGGGCAGCGGCGAGTGTGATGAAACCGGCCTTTGTTACATCGCAACCGAACCGCGCTACCGCGAGACCGTGAGCGAAACGCAGGATTTGCGCTGGGCGCTGACCTCGACGGGCGCAAGCGCCGCGCTGTGGGCAGAAAAAACGGCCTTTGGCGCAATCGTTCACGGCCCGGCGGGACAGTGCTTTGACTGGGTGTGCTGGGGCGTACAGCGCGGCTTTGAGGGCATGTACGCCGACGTGAGCGATGCCAAGTACCCGGAGGAGGAGAACCGGGGCGCGGCCCTGCTGGACGCGGCGGAAACAGAAGCGGCGGTGAGTTTGCCACTGACGATAGAAGAAGCGAGTTGAAAGGAGATTTGACCATGAACAAAATCACAGGCTTTAGCGTGCTGACGACCGGCGAGGGGGAGCGGGTGACGCTCTCTTACAGCGTGCTGGACGCAGACGGCAACATTGTGAGCACCAACAACCGCAAGAACTACGTTGTACTGGACGAGGACGTGCTGACGGCGATCGCCACCATCCGCACCGACGCGGCGGCGCATTTGGAGGGCTGAGATGAAGAGCATTGACAAGCGCGTGCATGACCTGCGGAGGGACGTGGAGGGCACGTTCAACCGGTACGGGTTCAGCCTGGCAGTGGACGAGCTGGTGCTGGAAAACATTTTGCAGGCCGTGCGCGCGCAGATGCAGCAGGACGCGGACGAAGAGCCGAAGAAACAGGACGCGACGGCACAGGCTAACCTCGCAATCGCGCGGATGACGCAGGCGCGGAGCAAGGGCGACCAGACCGAAAGCGCGCCGACTGATGACGTAACGAGAAAGAGGTGAACTCCATGGCATCCATCTGGCAGATCACCCTGTCTGGCTATGACGCGCAGGCCGCGTCTGAAAGCGGGCAGAGTGCGACCGGAAAAATCGCCCTTGGCACCTGGGGCAGCTATGGGCATGAAACCATCCAGGTAACTTTAGCCGAGCCGTGGGATGTTTGTACTTTGGTGACGGCGACCTTTTGGCCGACCTATCCTCCCGACCACTGGGACACGCCTGGCATTCGCGTGGCGCTGGGTACGGACGGCCTGCTGACCGTGCCGCCGGAAGCGACGAACCGGCCAACGCAGACGGGCCGAGTTGTGTTTGAGGGCTTAGCCGACAACGAAAAAATTATCAGCGCGGATGTGCGCTACACGGTGCGCGACCACGCACCGACCGGCGGCACTGAGAGTACCGCCACGCCAAGCCTGCTGGAGCAGCTCTTGACGCAGACCGGCAGCAACGCGCAGGTCGCGGCCCAAAGTGCGGACGCGGCAGCCAAGAGCGCCAGCGCGGCGGCCGAAAACGCGGATGCGGCCTCTGCCAGCAAAACGGCAGCGGCGACCAGCGAGGGCAACGCAAGTGCCAGCGCCGATGCTGCGGCCAAGAGTGCCGAGATGGCGGCGGACAGCCAACAGGCGGCCAAAGCGTCCGAGGCTGCCGCGCAAAAAAGCCAGCAGGCGTCCGAGGCTGCCGAAGGCGAGGCGGACGCCGCAAAGGATAACGCACAGAGCAGTGCCGAGGCCGCTGCCAAAAGTGCAAGCGCTGCAGCTGGCAGCGAGTCCGCAGCGGCAGAAAGCGCCGCTGCCAGTGCTGCCAGCCAAGCGGCGGCAGCGGCCAGTGAGTCCAATGCCGCGGTCAGTGAGACCAACGCCAAAACCAACGCGGATGCCAGCGCCAAAAGCGCCGAGGCGGCAGCAGCGTCAGCCTCAGCTGCCGCCGACAGCGAAAAAAGCGCGAAATCCAGCGCGGACGCAGCCTCTGCCAGTAAAGCGGAGGCGGCTAACAGCGCCAGCGCCGCGGCCACCAGTAAAACGGCAGCGGCCACAAGTGAGAGCAACGCCAAAACCAGTGCCGATGCTGCGGCCAAGAGCGCCAGCGCGGCGGCGAGCAGCGCGAACTCTGCCGCAGGCAGCGCTACCACCGCAGCCGACAGCAAAACCGCCGCCGCGACGAGCGAGGCCAACGCCAAGGCCAGCGCGGACGAGGCAGCGGCTAGCATGAAGGCAGCAGCCGCAAGTGCGCTGGAAGCGGCGGGCTATGCCGGGCTGGTAAACATCGGCTGGGCAGTGGACAAAAGCGACGGTCATTTATCCATGATCTATACAACAGACACAGACTAAGGAGGGCAAAACCATGTCAACGCAAGTAGTTGACTTAGTGCGGGACAGCACGATGCAAAAGATGCAGGCGGAGCTTGTGGCCGTCCACAAAGCCAGCGTGCTGGCCAGCGGCAGCACAGCAGCCATCGACCAAATGTACAACGCGCTGGTGAACAACGCCAGCACAGTGGCCGAAGTGAACGGCCTGTTTGTACAGTGGTGGCGGGCCAACTGGACGGAAGGCACCACCACCCGCAACGAACTTTTAGAGCGCTGGTTCGGCACTGTGCTGGACGATGACCGCGTGCACGGCGTGAAGTTTCCACTATTTCCCACAAGCGAGACGGCCATCGGCGAGCTGACGGACGACAGCGCGAGGCTTACCTGTACCCCAAGCACCGAGACAACAGCAGAACAGGACGACTTTGCGCACCTGCCGCAGTTTTGGAGCGTCCTTGTGGCCGCCGAGAAGGCCGCAGACGGCAGCCACACCATCTATGCCGTCGAGTTTATCGACAGCTATGACGAGGTACGCGGCGGCACACACCTGTGCTGGGCGCTGCAAAAAAATACATACACCCGCGAGTGGAACGAGGATGGTTACCGCTACTTCAAAATGCAATGCCGCCCCGCCACAGGCTATGACACATGGCCGCAGGGCACTGACCGCACGGGCAAAGTCCACGCCTACATCGGCAACCCGGCCTATGCAGCGGGGCTGGATGCCGACGGTAACGTCACCTGCGGCACGGGCTTGCCGCCGCTCAATTACAGCAGCCATAACACAGACGTCGCCAAATGGCGCGCCCGCGGGTCGCAGTACAGCGGCGCGAGCGGCAACCTGATCAAGTGGCAGCTTGCCATGATCCGGCTGAAGTACGCGCGCAAGGGCAACTCCGGCACGATTGAAGGCTGCACGGCGTACAATTACCAGTATAAGGCTGCCGCAGCTGAGACCGGTGTAACCCGCGTGCTGCTGACCGCCACGCAGGCGAAAAATCTCTTTGTCGGCAGCAGCGTCATTGTGGGCGATACCGGGACGGGCACCAGTGCCGATCGCGGTACAGCCAGTATGTACAAGCTGGCCAAAAACGTGCGCATTAAGAGTATCACAGATGTAACGGTAGATGGCACTGCTTATAAAGCTGTAAACCTGGACACAGAGACGCCATTTGACATAACCACCGACACCTACATCTCCACTATGCCGTACTGGAGCGGTTGGAACGATACGGTGCAGGGCTATGACGGCAGCCGGTACAGCCCCACCACAGGAAAAGAACCGGGGCTGATACAGCGCACCGAGTTCCAAATTGGCGCATACCTAATTATTAGTGATGAGCTGTGGCAGTGGGGCACGGATGCGGATGGCAACTACACCTTTGATTGCTACACCTGCCACGACCAAAGCAAGGTGAACGGCAGCAGCATTACCAGCGATTACACCAAGCAAGAGGATTTGACGCTGGTGTTCCCCGCTGGGAGCAGCAGCGGCTGGCAGTACATTGAGGATACGGCAGTGGCAGAGGATAAAGCAGTTCTGTGGCCGGATACCGTTAGCACGGTAGCCGGTAGCGGTACCGGGTGTAAGGCTGGCTTCTACGTTGGTCTGGCAACGAGTGGGGTCCGTGCCGCGTGGGCCTGCTGCAACCTTTATAACTATGGTGGTGCGGGGTTGTCCGCGCGCCTTTCTGACAATTCGGCAGGTCTCAGTTACTGGAACGGGTCTGCTGGCTCGCCTGGTTTGGCTGGGTGACACAGGGGTGAATTGTTCCGGCGCAGCCGGG